CCCTTCTCTGATCAACACCGGAGACGTAATGCATATAAGAGAGTCATCTGTGCTAATTGCTATCTCTGGACTAGAGAAATAAACAAAATTATACGTAGAAGAGCCAGAGAAATCATGAGGTGATAACGGAAATACCTCTGTAGATAAAGGGCTCCACTTTGACTGTAGGCGACTCTTCGTTGAGGGAGACGCTGGATTAATTCTCCATGTATGCCCGCTGGCCTCTAGTCCATAATAAGCACCCTTGTACTGGAACGATCCCTCAAAGAAGTGGGTGCCAGCCCCGGCCGGGTATTCGAACTGGGTTTCAGTGTAACCCTTTCGCTTTTCTATCTCGCCATGCTTATTGAATACAGCATTCTCTAAGACCTCAAGCTCTCCCGGCTCCAATGTAACATCGGTCTTCTTCGTTTGGATGCCTTTGCTGAATGGTATATTCGCTATTTTTTTCTGAAGAGCCATTAAAACACCCAAACATCTATGGTTACGCTTGCGGAAGCTATTAGTTTAATGAAGCTAGCCTTGCTCGTATTTGTTGATTCATTATCATATACGACGGCATTAGCACTTCTCTTCACTACGATATAGCCCTTGGACTCTCTCCCGAGCTTATGGGCAATGACTGATGCTGAGGTTGTAAGATCGACATCTGTGATCAGGTTGCCGTCCAGGAGATCTACAGAGAAAATCGGACCAAGGGCTTCTTGGAGCTTATATTGAATCTTGGTCAGATTAGGGTCTGACACATTGTAAGCCTCATATTTAGGCAAAGCCATGAGTCCTCCCTACGCGTATCTCCAATGGCCAGGCAGCACACCAACGGAATCATCCACAATACCTATTGGTTCGCCCGCATCCCTATTGCTTGATGCTTCTTCGATTCTCTCTTTAAGTCGATCTAGCTCGCGCTCAAGTGAAGTTGTTGAGGTCTCTTCCTTGTGTCTCATTTTGATAGCTGCTGAGTAAACTGCGTACTCTTCCCAGTTAAGGGCAATTCTATCATCCACTTCTGCTTCGTCAGTTCTTAGCTTTGTATATGATGGAACATACCACACCTTCACCGTATCTGTCGAAGTCGGCTCAGGCATAAATACAATGTCTTTTGCGTTGAGATTGTATTTATAAAGAGGGAATCCCCTGTTGTTGTATACTGACTCATCAGAGGCGAAGGCGTTTCTCTCACTGAACGAATACCTTGGAATCCGAACAGTGTCAGATCCCTGGGTGATATCGACGCCTAGCACCTTGTAGAGATCAGTAATCCCTATGGTTGAAAACGAGTAGGTACTCGTCCCGCTTGCCAGAGAAAAGGAGGCAGAACTAACATAATAATCCTCGAACTTTAAGACCAGGATATCATGCAATTCACCTAAGCCCGTATTGATGTAATCATTAATCTCTGCATCAGCGAAGAAGTTATTCCCCACCGCATCAGCGATCCTACGAGCCCTAGTCCTTAACTCTAACAAGGTAGACATTAGTAGCCCTCACCGTCATCATCATCCTGCTTGCCAGGATTACCCTCACGAGCCTCAAGACATATCTCAATGCAATCCTTCAGGGAGTCTGCAAATCTTGCATCATCGCCATCCTTAACTGCACTAAGGCATTCCTGAGCGGCATCATCAAAGGCATCCTTGTAATCATCGTGCCCTTCTTCCTTTGAGTGCTTTATTGATTTAGCACCACCAAGAATCAAAGCGATAGATGGACCTTTCATTGAATCGCCTCCGCTAGAGGAAGGGGGCCGAAGCCCCCGACCTAGAAATTAATTAGATGTCCACATCAAGGATAGCAATGAAGTGAACCTCACAGCCCGCTGTGAGAGCACCTTCAATGTTGCCGGTATCGTCAACCGAGTTGATAACAATAGTTCCCCCAGTAGAACCATCCGTAATACTGTGTGAGACTATGTTTGCAATCAATGACTCTCCTGTTGCGGCTGATGGATTCATTATACTTGCGGCGCAAGAAATGAGCCCGTTATAGGCACGATCAAGGGTAATTGTGAAAACACCGCTAGAAACGGCAACGGAAAATCCAGATCCGCGAACAGTACTAACGTCAGGGTTAAAGGAACCAGCAATTAGAACCTGCTCAGTTCCACCAAGTGATTGTACAAATGCCATAACTTATCTCCTTATGATGACAATGCAATGCGGCAGTTAAAGCCTGGCGCAGTACAAAGAAGGTTTCCATAATAGCCCCATCGGTACTCAACACCGTCTTCATTGCTTTGTCTGATCCCCTTAAGGCCATCAAAGTCAAGAAGGCGAGGCGCCTGTCCAAGAGACTTAAACTTCCAGGTGTTAAGCTGAAGCATGTAGCAAATATTTTCCGGGCAGTTGTGGTCAGCAACAATATCAACCATGCCCGCAGGTGTGGCAAGCTGAAGAGTTGCAAATCCAAACTGAGCCATATCATCACCATTTTCAAAACGACGACGATTATAAGCCTGATTAGCAAGAGCACGACCCTCAAGATCAACCGCTAATTCAGCCCAATCAGATGGGTTTATAAATACCGCATCAGGACGCCCACCCTCACGTGCCACCAATACAGCGGCCTGGATGAGAGTGTCTTGAATGGAGGAGTCGGCAAAATCCTGACGTTGACCACCAAGACGGGATGAATCTATATAACGGTTAACACCGAAATGAGAATCGCCAGAAGAGGCAATCGATTCGGGAAGCCAAGAATCAAGGCCCGCCATCTTAATGTTGGAAATATTATTTTTAGCATCGCCTTCGACATACAAGAAGTCATTATCTCCTAATGATGCCATTGCAGTTCCGGGTGCAACTGTTGTTGCGAAGGTATTGGCCTTACGGTCAACACTTTCAACAGTTAAAACACCATCATAAAGAGCAGAGCCATCAGTGGCGCTTCCCTTCAGACGCATCCCAACCTCAACCTGAATCGTTCCCCCAGCCAATGGAGTAACGACGCTTCCAGAGACAGCACCACTGGCAGCAAGCTTCATGATTGAGCCTGTACCACTACGGTAAATGTCTCGACCCATCGTGCGAGAAAGCGCATGGAGGGCTGAGTCAGTCTTTGATTTAGCAACATCAAGCAATGAGCCCTCACTGCCATCAGCGGCAAGTAGGGTCTCGTTGTCAACGCTAACTACTGCGTAATCCTTTACGCGAGTAACAACAAAGTCTTCAATCCTTGTTCCGCCTCGGTTGTTTTGAGCTGTCTGAAAATCAGCACTACGCCCAGTGGTTAGCCCATACTCGACTGCATATGTTGCATTTCGACCAGGAAAACTAGTGTCCTTGGGGATCATAGCTAACAAGGGATTGCTCTTGTAAACCATGTTCTCGACCTTCTTAAACGGGTACATGTGCTTCATGGCCGCATCGAAGTTTGTTAGATTAAAAGAAGCCATAGCTTCCTCCTTTTGTAATTACGTGAAGAGTTTACCCTTCCAATGGTCCCTGATTTCTTCATAGGACATCTCATCGGGGTCTTTTCTCGTTGGTTGTTCCTTCCACTTGGCCGATAGTGTTGCTTGCGGGCCTTTCGCTGTTCTAAATGCTTCAGGGTTATACTTTTGGAGCTTACTTAGAACCTTAGGATCTGAGTAAAAACTCTCTTCACGCTCCCGGAGTCCGGCTTCAATCTTTTCAAATGCTTCTTCGACTGTCATTTCTTCGCCTGTCTGTCGATAGTGCTGGATCATTCCATTCGCAACATCTTTAGCAGTGCATGTTTCTTTTATAGCACCATAACCCTCTACACTGGTAGCATATTTTTCTATACTGCCACACAGGGAGTTATAAGCAGCAGACTGAGAAGCGTTTCTTCTTGACTCCGCTTCCGCATTTTCCTTCTCTGCTATCTTCTGCTTTAGCTCATTTAGCTCTTTTTGTGTATTCGAGATCTTTGATTCAACGGTTGGACCTGCATCCTCACTGATAATTTGCTCAGTCCATTTTCTGTAGTACTCAATCGGGTCGATACCCTGGGAGCGAAGGAACTCAGATGGATCTTCATTCATCTTCTCCTTCATCTGTACCATCGCCTGGACTTCTTTCTCCCTCGCATCAAGCGCGACCTGCCGCTCCTTCAGAGCAATCTTCTGCCTTCTGACCTCTTTGTCGTGCCTAAGGTTCTCAAGAAATTGCTTACTCTTCTTAGGCTCCTCAACAGGCCTAGGCTCTTCCGCAGTCACCACCTCGGAAGGCTTATCAGAGAAAATATTATAGGCCTGAGATGCTGACTCTTGCTCAGGCGAACTCTCCGCCGGGGCCGGTTCTGCTGAAGGTACTGATTCTGCTTGTGCTTCTTCACTCATTAAAATGCTCCATTATGACAGTTGTGCTAATAATTCAGGTGGTATCGGAGGAGGCTCCCCTGCCTCCACGGGTGATCCGGGTGATGGCCCCATGGCTAAGTCAGGCGGTAGCCCCCCAGGAGGGGCAGGAGATCCTCCGGGAGGCATACCAGGAGCAATGCCTGGCGGCAGACCCATTGGTGCTGCAATAGGCATACCTGGAGGCATGCCCCCTGCTAGATCAGGGGGAAGTCCCATGGCCGCGCCAGGGGTAGGGGCCGGTTCTGGTGCCTTCCTCTGAACTAGCAATTCGTTCGCTTGAGACATCCATCGGCGCATAAGCTCAAGCTTCGGGTGGGGAACGTCATCAAGGACAGCTAGCGTATAAGCCTGCTGTACTCTTGTGATTCCGAATTCGAGATTCATGTAGATTTCGGGAGCAGTATATCTCCCATTTTCAACGATCTCCTCTATCACCTTATCGATTATTTCAATATATGCCGTCTTAAGGCTATTGGCCTTTTCAAGGTCCGGGAAGTCTAAAAGCCTATGCGCTTCTTCTTTTGAGAATAAGCCATTCAACATCATCTCATTAACAGATGCTAGCTTCGCTGATGGCGTCTGAGGCAGAGACCCAATAGGCTTAACCTGGATAACAAATTCATCATCCTCAAGGCTAATGTCGGCCCACTTAACTTTCTCTAGGCCGCTCTTCTTATCAAAGCTTGCTACAGTGTAGGGATCTCCATCGATATGAGCATCTCTAATAAGGTCAATTATCTGCTCAGTGGCATCCAGGAACATCTGCTCATATGCCTGACCAACGACCATAAATCGCTCTGACTCAATATCGGAAAACTCTCTCAGCGCTCTACCAGACTCTAGGCCCACTGGCTTCTTGCTCTGTGCAGCTAATTGAGAAATTCCTGTCATCTCATAAGCACGCTCGACCAGCCTGTCCAGGTGAGCGAACATTTCTCCGGAAACAGCTCGAGGAACAAAGAACTGAGGGGGTGTGCCTCTGTACTTGATAGCCCCGAAGACTCTATTGTTAAGATGAGACGTAACTATCTTTGACGTATCTTCGATGAATACTTTTGGCGTTGCTAGGTGCATTTGCTCCTGGATACGTGCCAAGAGCTTGTTGATCTCAACTTGGATCCCCTTAATTTCTTTCGCAAGGCCGTTGCCCCAAAAGTTCATAGGGTCTTCAGTCCACCTTATGAACGTAAAAGGAAAATAGTCTTTTTCCCATGGCTCATCAACCAGAGTGGCGCTTGAGATGCAAATGATATGACGCCCATCTTTGGCGTCTGGGCCGCTGGGGAGGTGCCATGCCTCATGGCATTCAACCATGTCGCTATGTCTTTGATCCGCTGAGAAGTCTTTCTCTTTATGTTCCTCAGCTTCCATGATTTGATCTTTCTTTTCCGGATACATTTCAGCAAGCACATGTCTAGATACTCTCTTTGTCTGGAAAAGCTGGCGTGGAGTTGCGCCATACTCGGCTTCCGTTGGGTCTAGGGTGATCTCATTTGCTGAGACCCTCTCTGCCAGTATCTTACCAAATTCGTTGTAATACTTTATAACCCCTGTGCCGGTGATGCATGCATCAAGAAAGGCCTTCTGCGCTATGGGGTAAAGCCTCATAGAGTAGAACTGGCCCTGGATAAGCTTACCAAAAAGCTTGGATTTACGCTTTTGGGAGTATGTGCCACCTTCGGTGAGAAAGCTAACGGCAGGCTTATGTTTGGCTATCTTTGATGTAGCTGCTTGGCAGAGGGAGTGAATGATATTGAACGTGAGTCTTGGCTGTCGCATTAGTGCGTAATGCGAAGATCCGCTTGAGTATCTTGAGTCAATGGGTCGCCCATTGTAGAGCCCCATATAGGTAGCCATATCTAGGTAGTAGCTATCCTGTTCGCCTCTTAACACCCTGATAAACTTATCAATGGCACCATGGGGATCTTGCTCCATCTGCCACCAAAAGCTATCGCCGTATATTCCGTAACTCATGTCTCAGCACTCCGCCAGAGGTAGTCATCATCTGTATAGCCAAGGTCATCCCTGATGGCAGGGCTTGGTGAGCTATCGTCATTATCAAGAACACCTGCTTCTGGTTCATAGCGGTCGATGCTAAATCCTGAAGGCATGGCTCTCTGTCTCGCTTGTTCTTGAGGCGTCATCTGTATTTCGACTTCATCGTCTTTATACTTAATGACTCCAAACTCGGTCATGAGCTTCAACATTGCTTTAAGGCGCTTGGTGCTTGGACCGGCACCCATGTCTCTTTGCTTTAATTCATCCATGAGTGCTCCTAGTTGAAGAGATCGGCATCAGAATACCCATCACCCCATACATCAGGATCATACAAGGTTTTATCTTGCTCCTCAAGCAGTTTTTGCTCCATGTCATCCTCAAGTTGCCTAAAGTAGGCTGGAGAGCCCGGTATAGGGACTGATTCCGCCTCTTCAAATAGATAGTGTCTAGACTCTTGCCATGCATATAGGGCAGCGTCAGATAAGTGGTTCTCGAACCGTCTGTCTTCGGCAGTGCCTGCCTTATTGTATTGTAGCTTATCCCATTCCTCGAGCAGCTCGAGTCCTCTCTTCACCTTGATGTTGCAGAGTTTAAGGTCTGAGTTCATGATCTTAATCATCCCAACCTTATCTCCTGACTTCTTAGCAGCCTGGACAGGGATGTTAGATCTCTGCTTGAACGTTTCCAGTAGCATCTTTGATGATCCGCCGCCGGAGTCCATGACTATAGACGTGAATTTATAGTCCCCCATAAATCTTCTTATTTTGTCCTCGACATCGGACGTAAGCATCCGATTTTGTTTATACTCGTCAATGATATAAAGACATGGGTAGTCAGGAGTCCACGCAGTAACAACGAAGGCGGTTGCATCATGATAACCAAGGTCAATTCCCAGGGTGAATTCCCATTTATCGCTGTAGGGTCGTTCCTCAAACAGATTGTTTTGAGTGTAATTATACACGATTTCCTGATCGTCTCTGACCCAAAGACCAAGATATTCGCGTTTGTAGGAGGGATCGCTGGGGTCCAAGATCCCATTCTTAATGTCCTGCTCGATGGCAGCGACCGCATGTCTCATGTGGGGGTTGTTTTTGATTGTCCATTTGTGAACTGAGAAATTATAGGTCCCTTTCTCGGTAAGATCAT